CGAAAGGGTGTAGAGCACACGCGGTAAGGCGAAAGGGTGTAGAGCACACGCGGTAAGGCGAAAGGGTGTAGAGCACACGCGGTACGGCACAACTGGCAAGCGTCAGACTTTCGGACCAACCCGGCGCGGCGATACTCAAAACTTATCGCTAGCCCACGAAGAAATACACAATAGTACAAACAGAAAGAGACGATTATGCAAATACAAATCAAACAATCCATGCTATAATATAGACAGTGAAAGGGAAACGAAATCCTTTCAAAATATGATATGATGGGAGAAAAATATGATGAATCTTAACACTCTATACAAACTTATAAAATCAGAAAAACAGAGACTAGACGAATACGTTGAAACCTATTCTAAATTTCCGTACGTGTTCAACCCGCGAGTAGTTGAATATAGTAATAAAAACATTGAATGGATGAAGAAAGAATACAAAGAACGTGGAGGGAAAAGAAACGTATGACAGAACTTAACGTACCAATGATTGACATTGAAGAATTAACAGACCTTGACAAATTAAAAACTCATTGCATTTATTCAACTGATTTTGAAGATTTGGCAGAAACGAAACAAACGGAAATTTATAGTTATTGTAAAATTAATGTGGCTTATCCGGCATGTAGAGCAAACCTCAAACAAATCAGAATTGCAGTTACACGCATTTATTTTAGAAATCTTGGCTTAAATTATTAAAATAGTAGGAGAGATGATTATGACATTCAAAATCACAATCAAAGAAGTCCATGAAGCAGTTGTAGACGTTGAAGCAAAAACTTACAAACAGGCAATTGAACAGATTGAATTCGACTACTGGGCAAATCCAAATGATTACTTGCTTGAACCAAAAGATACAACATTTGAATAAAACAAAAAGCCCCTCTTTTAGAGGGGCTTTAATTATTTAAACGTTAAAGAAACAAGCGGTCATGTTAAGTGAAGTGGAGTTGTTATAAGTTCCATATGCCTTAACTTCACCAAGCGGCGTTATTTGAATATTAAGAGGAGATTTATCAGAAGAAGCGCCTACGCCAAACAGTGTAATAGTTTTAGACGGATAAGCTTTACTGTCAGAGATCTGTCCGATTTTCGCGCCCTCTTCTATATTAGTAGATGAACCAAGCATAATTCCGTTAAGATGGAAAAGTTTAAGGGCGTTATTTAAGGTAATAGCTACGTTTCCGGTCCATCCAGAAACAGAAATTGTGACGGGATAAGAAACCGTATTTGTAAACTTTGCGTTTGCATTATCAGCCGAAGTAAGAGCCTGAGTAGCAGTGTTAACAGCTGTGGTGGCGGCGGTAGAAGCACTTTGAGCGCTTACCTTAGCAGAATCCGCATTATTATTTGCAGTATTAATATCAGATTCCGCCGCAGTAGCCCATGCGTCAATTTTTTCCATGTCCTCGTTGTAATCGGTCAGCCAGTCGGGCTTGTCAGTGCCGACGAATTGGGAAAGATCAAGAGTAGTTGTTTTATTTATGCTAGCCATAATAATTTTTCTCCTTTTATTTAGTTTTAGAGTTCCAAGCGTAATTGTACGCCGTCCAGTTTTTACCCGTGTAAGCATCTGCTGTCAAATCAAGCGCTTTATATTCGTTTGCTGTTAGGCCGTTTTCTCTTAACTGCTGTGTCAATTCATTCATTGCCTGCTGGGCAGAAGTAAAAACACCGGTAATAGCAGAGTACACACCATAAATAAATTTATGCCAGATAAAACGCGCGGAGGTTGCATAGTTAAAAGCGGTAACATTATAAGCCTTATATTTTGTAGCGGTCAGCCCCAACTTTGCATATTCATATGCAGTAATTCCCGTCTGCCGCACTCCTGTGTACATATCATTCAAAGTATTCTTTAAACTGTCCATTTTATTGTATACAGGGTTGTTGATAATCGTTTCGTCTCCAAGTCGGTTTACAACTTCTTCCAATTTCTGGTTGACAATTGTAATCAGATAATTATAGAAAATTTCATTATTTTTATTAACCGTATCAATTATTCCAACGATTTTTTCATTAACTTCCTGCGTAAATTGCGCGTATTGGTTTTCCAAATTATTTATTTTGCCGTTAACTGAACGTTCAAATTCATCAATTTCTTTGTTTATCAAAGTTAGTTGTTCTGTCACATAGTTTTTAACCCATTCTTCGGTTACAGGTGTGTACGTGTTTAAAATAGCGATCACTTCGTTAATTGCGCCCTGCAATTTACACAACGCGTCGTAATAGGATAGGGCGTCAGCATAAGCAGACGGTAAAGCGGGTGTACAGCATCGAACTACATTTAGAAAATCCATCTTCTCACCTCCTTTAGTAAAGTTTCATGAAGCAGTTTTGTATTTCCGGGTTGTTTATAATTTCCATGTCAATGTTTAAGAATGTTTCCCGGTAGTCTTTTAGGAGTTCGCTTAAATTATGATACATATTTCCACGCACTTTCTTTTCAAAATTTCGGTCACGCTTCTGTAAATTATTTGCCGTGGAAGATGCCGAAGAATCGTTCAAAGTTGCAGACGTTAAATATTTTTCATCCGCGATAGCTCCATTATCAAGTAAGCCTTGAGGTGTATCGCTATAAAGACTTTTTCCGTCTGCCGTGTCAGTGCGGATACCGTCGCTTTCAACGTTTTCCAATTCCATGTTTGTTTCGGAGTAATTGTAAGCGTTTAGAGGGTCAAAATCAATCTGTGCGCTTTTGTAAAGTTGGTTGTAGTATGGCATTATTTCGCCCATTGTGCGGTTAAGATAAAGTTTAAAAAGACCTGCCGTTTCCGCTCCTATTTCCCTCATCCAATAATGCGTTATAATTTTATTGTTAAGCGTTTCACGGTAACTTTCATCAAAAATAGGATAGTCCTTTAGCCCTATGTCATAACCATTTTGAATAAGTTGTCTTAACTCAACGGTGTAACTACTCATTTTCAATATCACCGCCCATTTCCGGCACAATTGGAATTTCCGAATTAAATTCTACGCTCATGTTAGTGCCAAACATTTCATTTATTTTTTCGCATGCCTGTTTTCGCTCATAAAGGTAAGATTCTCGTATCATTTCAAGCGAACCGAACGGGGCGGCGGCTTCATTTGCAACAAGCCTTTCCCGTTTATCTGTGAAAGCTGAAACAACGCCAAGGCTTGTAAGGGCTTCATTATAAATTTCCGTTTTAACGCTTAGTAGATCGCGTGCAATAAACGGGATATCCAAGTTAATAGGCTTTATGCTGTCAAGGTTTAAGGATTTATCACCGTAAATAAACGGTTGCCCTCCGTCCAACTTCATAATTAGGTTTTTAAGTGATAATCTTTCTTTTTCGTTGCACGCAATGAAAGCCGAAAACTTTTGTAAATTTGCATTCGTCTCTGCATTTCGCTGAACTTCATATAGCTTGCGCGCATACTCATTTATAATGTAAGCATCACCAGTTCTTGTCATGTTATTAAAAATAAGCACACTGTTAGACTCATCCAGCATTCTAAAGGGGGCGCCATTTGCGGCAATTGCGCTTCGTTCAGATGGTACGCCGTACCAATTCAGCGGCCCGGTGTATGCAACCCCTAAACCAAAATATTGGTCTAGGCTATCTTCATAAAAAACCAGTGCTGAACCCTGTGTAATGAGCATTAGTTCGAGATAACGAATGTCAATCCCTTTTGGCACATTTTCCCATTTAAACCGGGCTAGTGCAATGTTGAGCAATCGAATTGTATATTCGTTGTAAGTTACATTGTTAAGTGCTAGAGAATCAAAAAACTGAAAGTCTCTTCCGCCTATTCCTTTTCTTGCCATTATCACACCCCCTAAATAATAGAATTATCAAGAGCATAATTCTTAATATCGTTTGTATGCCAAAAAGTAACGCCCGTTTCAAACGCCTGTTTAATCCGGTTGTGCGCCACAACTGGGATATCATCAATTAAATTAGCGTCAACGCATTTCACGAAATTCCATGAACGGCGACCATACAAGTTGGGCACTTTTGTTTGAAGTGTCTTATAACCGTACATTGTAAAATAATCGTCAATGCGTTTTGCATATTCATAACGAACACATTTCGGAAACATATAGAAATACCATTGACCATTTGCAAAGAAAGAATTTGAAGAAGCAGTATTTCCTCGCGCACTATCAGGTATTATTTTGTGTTCTTCAATTGTGACAAGGGTATTTGCTATTTTAGTTGCCGCGCCAACAACACTTTCAGCCGCTCCCGAAAAATCCCCGGTAAAAACTCCAACACCCGCCCCAACAGAACCGCCAACAATTGTTGTTAAAGCGTTTAAGTTCATCCCCATTTGGTTTTGAGCATACCAGTTTTTAAAAGTGTCGTTCACCCATGAACAAACAGGGAAAGCGGGCATTGTTAATGATTCATCAAGTGATATGTTAAGACCTTTATAATTTAACGGTGTACATACGATAGGAGCAGAGCCGCCCAAAGAACTAAACAACACAAACGGTCCATTTAGTCCGTGTGCTTCAAAATCAAAAAACTCGTAACGGTATTCTTTGCCACTTGCCCCAGAACCGTACAATTCCAAGGCTCTATATGGGTATGTGTATAATTTATTATTTTTTGGTGTGTAACCATCAAGCGGAGCAAAAACGTTTAACAGTTTGTTTCCGTAGATTCTTTCCGAGCCCATGCCCGATACCCAGCCATAGGATGGTGAAGCGGGAAAAATATTCAAAAGTTCAAGCGGGTACATAAACATTGATACTATTGCATCACCTTTACCACTTTTTGCATACTCATCAACCATTGAAATTGCCATGTCAACCCGTTCTTTTTTTGCGTAGTAATAAGATAGTCCTGTAAAAGTGTTATCAAGGAGACTGGAAGTAGGTGTACCGTCCAACCGTTCCGATACAGCTATGATTATCCCCGGTGTAAAATCATAAACAGTGCCATAACCGCTTGTAATATTCTGGTTATAAACATATTCCCCCGTTTCCAGATTTTCGGGTACAAGATTATTTCCGAATGTGTCATCGTTTGTATGTTCGCGTTCAACGAAAGAAATTTTCAATGTGTTATCTGCAAACCATGTTTGAAAAACATCCTGTTCAAAATACACGTCACTTTTGTTTTCATTCTGAAAACGAATATCTGTGATAAAGTTGAAATACCACCGATTGTTATTTCGGTAATACATGTAATTGCAGTTTGCAATTGTTTCATAATTCGCCGGAAACGACACAAATTTATCGTCACGTTGATAAGTTGCGCCGTCCAGTGTTGCAACAATTTTTGTAGAAAGGAAAGAAAGACGTTCTTCCATATTCTGGAACAATCTAACATGCGCGTAATCATTTCCCCATGGAACACCCGCGCACAGATAAATTGTTGTGTTGGGATTTATTGCCATTTTCTTCTCCTTTTATATTTGCCGGGCGGAGTTACCCGCCCGGCTATAAACTTAAGTGTTCACAGTAATAGTGGCTGTACCATTCTTTTCTGTGTTATAAATAGAGGTTGCAGTTACCGTTACAGGCCCAGCTTCTGTACTTCCGATGGTGAGTACACCGTCCCGTGTAATTGTGGTCGCACTGTCAGAATTTCCCGAGATAGCCCATGTCACACCCTGCGGATAAAGCCCAGTACCCGCTACGGTAGCTTTCATCTGAATAGTAGTACCTTTATTTACAGTAGTGGCACTAGGCGAAACGGTAACGCCTGTAATTGTGGGAGCAGTCGTAACAAATGCAACCGCGTTTGCAAACGGACAAACTGCCATGATTCTCCAGTAATGCGCCCAATACTGCCAATACAGGCCCTGCCCGTTCATATCGCGCGTAAACTTCTGCAAAGCGTCCCACACCGCATAGAAGTCCTCATCAATCAGAATTGCGTGTGTATCCTGAATAGGAATTTCATCCACGACGATAACACGGTACTGAACTTTCGCGGGTTCAAGATTGAACAGGGTACTATACCCAAGCACGGCCAGATAAGCATCTGTGTCCGCGTCAATAATAAGAACCTGTTTTTCTTTCGGCGTTGCAGTAAGGACACCAAGGCTATTGTAATCCGAGCGCATAAAAGCCATCTTGTTAGAAACAGCTTTCATTTTCGCAAGCGCCATGTGCGCGGACGTATTATCCGTTACTTCATCAATTACTTCAACAGCGAACTTGCCAGCCGTGCCATACTGCGCAAGCAGATTTTTCATGGTGGTAAATTCATCCAGTTCCGCGCCCGTGTACATAGCATTAAACACAGAACTGATAAAATCACTAAGTCCCTGCCACGACATAAAGGCCTGACGCAACATGTCATCGGAAATAGTTTGCTTATAAAATACCTGATAATTCAGCTTTGCAAAAGCAGTGTTTACGTCAGGAATCTCGCGCTTCATCCATTCTTCTTCAGCCTGTGCCGGGTCAAACTGGTGTGCTTTTGCAAGATTGGTGTAAACAAGCTCCACAGTGTCGCCGTATTCCAGAATGCCCTTTTTGAGCACCCGCATAGGGTTAGTAAACAAACGATACGTAATCCATACGCGGCCGATAAGATTTACAAGCGTATCTACAAAAGCGTTTTGCGTGGGCTGATAATCCAGTACCGCCGTGCCAAATTCCCGAATATTATCCTGGGTCACCTGCGGGAGTCGATTTTCAAAGCTGGGGTTTTCCGCGACCATCTGCGCGCGAAGCGCTGTTAAAATCTGCGGCGCATTATTAGTCACATTTGTCAAAACTTTTGCACTTTTCATTTTTCAATTACCTCCTCATTAAAAATGGATTTAATCTTTTCCGTTTCGTCTTTGATGTCGTCGAAATCATCATCTTTCAAATCTTCAACATGCTTTCTAACAGCATCACGGCCAGTCAAAACGCTGGTAACATAATCGCGCTTAAAATCTTTAAACGCGTTGGAAATATCGTCCATTTTATCGGACATTTCCTTAAAGTAACGTTCCATTCCCTCTTGCTCATCTTCACTATCGTGCAACCTGCGCAAATCTTCGCGCATGTCGTCCGTCATGCCGTCCTCACTATTGTAAAGACGGTCAATAAATTCACGGGCTTCGCTAAGTTTCATTTTTAGTTTTCTCCTTTCACTTTCAAGTTTGAAATAGCGTCTTTCAATTCAATGTACGCTTTCGTATTATCCGCAAGAGCATTTGTAAAATTTTCTTCACTTTTCGTATGCGCGTTCATCTGTTTGACATTCAGCCAAACAAGAATGCCACACATTACAATCGGAAATCCGAGCGTACTAACTATCTGTGTCATTACCGTGTAATCCATTTTCTCACACCCTTTTATTAGCAAATTCATTTGCTAAAATTTGGAAATCTGCAACAGTCTTTTGTGAGTACAAAATATTACAACATTTTCGCACACCAAGAAAAATCCCGTACATCATACCCACTTCTTTAGAACTCGCTTTTTGATAATTGATGTAGCTTTCAATATAAAGTGCTTTCAATTTTTCACACATTGGGCAGTTCACTCAAATCTTTATTAAAGATTTTCAAGACGGCGACATCTGTAAGATCTTGCCAGTAATTCCAACTTCCGAACTCCTGCACTTTGTTAAGGTCGTCCGGCTTCACACGAAACTTCCTTTTATTACCAAAGTAAACATAGTTTTCGGGGTCGTTGCTTGCAGGACTGTTAATTGTGTGCCCGTTTTCAGCAAAAACAACAATCAGCATATTTGCGGTAAATTCGCCCGGCATAGGTGGCTCACCTCCCCCATATTCTACTTCATAACGCCCAACTATATTAGGAAAGCCATCCTCAGGCGTTACAAGATTATTTGTAATACCCCGGCCAACATGCCATTCTTCGTGACAGTGCGGCCCAGTAGTGTTGCCCGTCATTCCAAAATTGCCGATAGGTGTTCCGGCTTCAACCGTATCGCCAACTTTAACAAGGCGGTCTGCATGGTGCGCGGTCAAGACCGTTCTATCAAGAGCAGGGTAATAAATTGCAATGAAATTTCCCCAAGACCAATTGCCCCCCGTCCCGTACTCACTGCGAACAACTTCACCCGTTCCAATCGCACGCACCATCGTATCACCCATTACGCCGGACGCGTCACGCGTGTTCCAGTCTTTCCCACGGTGCGAACCTCCGAAAACCTGAGTGACATTTACAAGAGGGTTTGCTGTAATCCACGTAGTATAAGCCATTGTTTTTTCTCCTTTTAAATAATTATTTTCAACATGCTTTTAATTTCATGCTGAATTTTTTCATTTTCGTAAGCAAGTGTACCCGTTTCTAATGCTTCTTTTATTCTTCTGAAAAACGGGTGGCGTTGGTACTGCTTTACATACTGAATGGATTTATTTATGCTTTCTTTGTCTGGTGTGAAAACCAATGTATTATACGGGTCATAATCATATGATATAATTGTCATACCCGTGTCGTAATCGAACCAAACACCGTATTTTTTGTCTCTCCAAACAAGAGTGAAATAAAAACGTGTATTTTTCCCTTTTTTCATTATTTGCGCTTCATCATCCAAATAGAATTTATTATCCACCGAATAATCTGCATAGCCGAGTGCGCGTGACATTTGCCCGAACCTTGTATTTTCTTTTGCTCTTTTAAATTCCGCACTTGTCGGAACTACCTGTAAAAGTATGTTATCTTTTACAACTGCATTTTTATTTTTCGGCAGTGATAAATCCCATTGTATAAAATATGGGTTAGCCATTGAAATTGCGTTGCCAAGCATAAATAAGATAACATCGTCTCGCATTCGGGCTATTGTATCGTACAAATCGAATAAAAGGAAAGGCTCATTGCGCAAATAAGATGAATGCGGCTTGTCAATTATAAACTCCTCAAAAATCAGATTTGAAATATCAGGAAAAGCACTCGATTTATAATCGCTTGCTTTCGTTAATGCAAAAGTATATCCGGCCAATTCTTCATTTATGTACCATTGCCCGCCATCATACTTTATTTTTGTATCCGGAAAAACCTGATATTTAATAATATCGTTGAAATACTCGCCTGCGGTTTTTAGCAACTCGTCTTTATATCTACGAATATATCCGAACTGTTTACCTTTTTTAAGGAAGTCCCTTACCGCTTTGATTTTCCATTGGTATGATTTGCCAATTCCACGCCCACCAAGCACAATATTAAAAAGTGCGTTATAGGATAATGTATTATTAATGTCGTAGTACATTTTATTACCTCATTAGGATTCACAGGCAGAAATAATATAGCTTGCAAGGCCCGATGTTACAGACGGTCGGTTTCACCCGTTGCGCTCCGCTGTAAATACTATTTACATTTCCTGTAAATCCTATTATAATCATACCTGTAATTTACAAATTATGCCATGGATTTTTGTTGTTCAAATATGGATAATTGAATCATAAATCTTCTAACTTCCATCCGTTCATTTTATTTAAATTGAATTCGCAAAGTGGACATTTTACTTCAACTATTTTCTCTAGATTTATTTTTAACTCTTTGTTTTCACTTTCAAGTCGATTGATTTTAATAATTGCTTTTGCGAGTTTCAAACTAATTTCATCATATAAACCACACATCTCATTATATTTACGTTCCATGTTATCATTTTCTTCATAGATTCTTTTACTATCTTTCATCAAATTTACATAGGCCCTTTTCAAGTCAGAATATTTATCAATGAAATTGTTGTACATATAAATTTAACTCCTTATATTAAACTCTTTATCAACTAAGACGATTCCACCATCAACATGCACGGGCATGAGTTTTCCAGTGTACGTTGCGCACGGATGAAAGTTTTCCCATGTTACCTGCTCCTTTCCCTTGTCTGGCAAGCCCGCGCAAGTAACATGTAATTTACCATCTATTTCTTCAATGTATGTTTTCGGTCTTAAAAATCGTGCTCTTGTAAAATGGCTTTCGTGCGCCCACGCGCCGAGTTTATAATCATCTATCTCGATGAACTTTTTAATATCTTCCGCCGACAAAGTTGTGTGAATGCTATCAGTATCACTGTAAATATACATATCTTTGCCATATTTTTCTATACTGTATTCTTTTATTTTCTGACTGGTTTCAATTGTGTATCTTCTTGCATAAGCTGTAATAAACGCACCAACAGGAAGATACAAGGCTTCTCTTGTCTCCGGTGGGGAAGTCCTGTATTTAACTATTCCTTTATCAAGATACGGGTGTTTTTTCGCGCATATTGGGTCAAGCGCGAATTTGCCGTACAAAGAATTTAGCATAATTTTCGACCAATTCCGCATTGTGGGATTGTGTTCTTTCCCCGCTTTTATTTTTTCCTGCATCCATTTATCAATATACTTTTTGAACAGGTCTTTTGAAGCTCTGAATTTCCAGCCGCGAATATATTCTAAATTGTAAACATTGTAATGTTTTAAAAACAACTCAAAATCTACATTTGTTAAACAAAGCGGAACGATATCCCCATTACTTGAAGTTACATATTCTGTTTGCACAAAGCGGCTATTCCCTTTTAATTGAATTGTCGGCAAATATCCCTCTTTTAATTCAAACTCACATTTAAACAGCTGAATATATAGGGGGCGTTCTGCATCTTCAACATATTCGCCATCATAAAATTTCGGCTCGCCCCATGGTAAATCACAGTAATACATCCGCGATGGGTACAAACTGTTCACATCGAATACATTCCCCTCGCCTACATCTTTATCGGCGTATATCGGATTCAAGTAGGTAAACCCGCCTTTATAGGCTTTGCGGATATCCTTGTCGTAATTCGGTTCGGGAAATAACGTTCTAAACCTCTTTTTCCCTATGATGTTTTTAAAATCCTCCAAAGCGCAACTACCCTGCGTTAATTTTTCAAAGCCCATTTTAAAAATCCGGTCAAGCGCCAAAGACATAATTTGGACGTCATGTTTCAAATATTCGGTTTCTTCTTTCGTTAAAATGTGGTTTGTTCCACGTGGAACATTATAATCAATCTCAAGTTTTTGTATATCCAAATGAAAAGCCTTTGCAATTTCATCAACTGAATAATTCAACAGTTTCATACTGTCGCGCAGTTCTAAACTGTTCCCGTTTTCAAACCGTATCTTTATTTTATAAAACTGGCCCATATCGGATATAAGCGCGTTGAATTGTTTATTATAAAGCTTCTTTGTTTCAACATATTCATAACCATGTTTTAATAGGTAGCTAATGCAAAATTCCCCGTCAAATTTAAGGTTATGAAAATATAAAATTAAATTTCCGCTTTCTTCACATGTTTCAAAGAAACTTTCTATACTGTTTCCTATTACAATGTTATCTATAACACCAATTTCGCAAACAGCCCAAGCCCAAACCCTGCAATCATTTTTATCTGTTGTGGTTTCAAAATCTGCCGTAAACATTACAAGTTTAAAACCGTCAAAGCATTTTCAATTTTATTTATCATAGCATTTATGGCTTCTTCGCCATATGAATATTCAATTTCAAGATACGAACCATAGAAAGGGTCTTGGCTTGCAAAATAAAAAGCTGTGCCGTTTATTTTACTAATTCTATCGACTAATCTATCTCCTGCCGCGCCGAAATTATTTTGAATCGCTTTAATATAGTTCCGTTTGTATTTTTCATCTAAGAAAGTTAAATAGCCACTACGTTCACGATTTTGTGCAGTTTCTAATCTCTTTTTAACTTCCATCAACGTTCTACCTGTGCCTTTTGTAATAGGCCTTAGGCTTTCCTGTTCAATTGTATAAAATGAACCCCTGCGCTGTGCTTCCAGAATTTCAAACCTTTTCGTAGTTTGCTTATTCGCTTTCGTGATGGCACGTTCGACTTGTTCGCGGACAAACAGAGGAACTTCCAAACTGCTACCCGCTTTATATTTCACCATTTTCTGCTTTTCGGGTTTTGCCAATTCCTGTAAGCGATTCAATTCACGTGCTATTTCTGCATCTGTTCTACCGCGCATTACTTCCGTGCGAGTCAACGTATCGAGAATTTTAAACGCTTCATTTTTCGATTGCAATTGTAACAAGCGTCTATTGTATGCGCGAATTTCTTTATCTATATCCCTAGTTCTTAAATTCCCAGCGGTGTATTTCAATTTTTAACACCCACTTTCTAAATAGTGCGCCCCGGTTATCCGGGGCGCTGTTTTTCTATTAATCAAAATCCAAAACCATGATTTTTGGACGGACGCTTTCACCGATCTTTGAACAAGTAATGAACCCGGACTTAACATTAATTCTATTCATGCCCTCATCAAAATCAGTCAAATCAACATCTTTTCGGAAAAAAACTGAATAGAACATTCTGTCACCGTCGCTGTTTTTTACGGAGGTGGAAGCATAAAGTCTGCCGTTACTCCCCATTTTAACCCAGAATGTCAACTCACCTTTAACATCGAAAACTGTTTCAACTCGCTCTTTAGTTTCTGCTTTCTTTTTATAAGCCATTTTAAATACTCCATTCTAAATTATTCGGTTACAAGCGTGCCGTGTTCTTTTACGATTTCTGCACTGATTTCATAAGTGTTGTAAACTTTCTCTTTATTTGCAATGCCGATAAACTTTTCTCCATTGGCTTTCATTGCCTTTTTGAAATCCGAATCATTCTTGTAAAAACCGTCCATTGTTTCAACACAGAAATTCCCGTCTTTCTCCTTGATAACGCTATAAATACGTCCCTCATAAATCTTTACTTTCATTTTTAAATATCTCCTTTTTATTTTTGTGATTATATTATAAACGGCATTTATTAAATCGTCAACCCTCCTTTTAATCATTTCTGCCGTTTTTGACTTTAAACATACCCTTGCTCATAATAGGTTTTATATGGGCAATTTTCGCATTTATTAACTGTATCTTCTGTTTCTTTTACCTCTTTTATGGTATCCGAAACTTCGTATAAAGCATCCCTTATTTGCGCAAGTGCATTTGTTAAACCTATGTCTATCATTTTAAATCCCTCCAATTAAACCCCGATTTAATTATAGCCACTAACCCCACTAAAGAACATATTATTAACCCTGTTCCAATTGTTCTAAGCGCGTTCACGAAATCTATGTACATTATTAACCCTCACAGTTTTTATAAGCATCTTTCAAAATTCCATTTTCCCAGTAAACCAACCTGTGCTCCCCGTCGTTCATATTCACAAATCCATATTCAACCTCAGATAACATGTTTACACCATCTACCATTTGTAAAGCGCTGTCAAAATCTAGTCTCGCCGCTTCGTTTAAAAATGCAATGTGTTCTTTTTTAAGTTTCATTGTAGTACCTCCACATATATAAAGAAACCATTTTCATCTTCATATAAAATTTTAAGTGTATAACAATTATAATCAACTAATTCTAGGATTTCACATTTAGAATTGATGATTTGTAAATCGCAATTTTCTATATAAAACATTCTGTTAATTAACACTACGTCAAATTCATATAAATGACTCACATTATCTTCTTTGAGTTTTTCTCTCAAAAGCCCTAAACTTACACTATCTGAAACATAAAACATAACGCCTGAAAAATTGAAATCTTCTACAAAGTCTTTAATATAATATTTACTTGTCATTTTATCTCACCTCACAATACAAAGCTATTCACTATTTTAATAATTTAAGCCAAGATTTCTAAAATAAATGCGTGTAACTGCAATTCTGATTTGTTTGAGGTTTGCTCTACATGCCGGATAAGCCACATTAATTTTACAATAACTATAAATTTCCGTTTGTTTCGTTTCTGCCAAATCTTCAAAATCAGTTGAATAAATGCAATGAGTTTTTAATTTGTCAAGGTCTGTTAATTCTTCAATGTCAATCATTGGTACGTTAAGTTCTGTCATACGTTTCTTTTCCCTCCACGTTCTTTGTATTCTTTCTTCATCCATTCAATGTTTTTATTACTATATTCAACTACTCGCGGGTTGAACACGTACGGAAATTTAGAATAGGTTTCAACGTATTCGTCTAGTCTCTGTTTTTCTGATTTTATAAGTTTGTATAGAGTGTTAAGATTCATCATATTTTTCTCCCATCATATCATATTTTGAAAGGATTTCGTTTCCCTTTCACTGTCTATATTATAGCATGGATTGTTTGATTTGTATTTGCATAATCGTCTCTTTCTGTTTGTACTATTGTGTATTTCTTCGTGGGCTAGCGATAAGTTTTGAGTATCGCCGCGCCGGGTTGGTCCGAAAGTCTGACGCTTGCCAGTTGTGCCGTACCGCGTGTGCTCTACACCCTTTCGCCTTACCGCGTGTGCTCTACACCCTTTCGCCTTACCGCGTGTGCTCTACACCCTTTCG